CGCGCTTATATTTGGATCAAAACTCCCATCCGCAAAAGCGTTCAAACTTTGGGTTACGAGAGACGTACTTCCTTCCATCAGAAAAGACGGTCAATATCGATTATCCCAAACTCTCGAAGCTAAATCGGTAGAGCTATCCAACGCGCTGAAAGCCATCGAAGACGAAAAGGCAACCGGTGTTCAAACTAGGGCAATGTTGGAAAAGGAACGCAAGGCGAAAGAAGACGCGATAGTTGATGCGGCCGAAAAGCTTTCGCATCAAAAAGCCGCGACCGAGTCTGAAAGATTAGCGAAAGAAGACGCGTTAGCGTACGCTTTAATCTTGAAAGAGATGGTGATTCCGACCAACAAGAGAACGTTTGACGAGGTGATTTACATTTCCACTTCGAGAGCGTACGCTGCCCAGAATCGATTCAAAGTCGGAGGAGTCGAACACGTCGACAAGTTGAAATCGCGTTTTGCGACGTACAACGGTCGCTCCGCCGCGGGAGACGAGTGGTATTTTAGCGACATATTTAAAGTCGCTAGTTTCAAAGCTTGCGAGAAACGGATCGAAGACGTTTTGGGTCGGTTCCGAGACAAGAAAGAAAAGGAAATGTACGTGATGCATTACGTCGATCTGTCTAGGTATCTCGACTTTATCTGCGAGCACTACGAAAACGAGTTGGAAACGTTCAACAAAGAGCTAAACGACCTGATCGCCAATCTCAACAGGCGTCATTTAGAACCGACGATTCCGAAACCGTACGAAGGAACGACGGCAATCATCACTAGGATCGTTAAGGGAGTCCCGACAAACACGCGCATCGAAAGTTCGGTAGAAGAACTGTTTAAGCAACGAATCAGGCTTTACTTGGACTCGCTACCTTCCTCTATCGAAGAATTGAAACGAACCGAGTTGTTTGAGCGAATACCTTTTCAGTTCAACAGAAACGAGGGGTGGAAATGGCTTAAACAGGTCGTGTCATCGTATAAACCCGATCTGACGGTAAAGTATCGCTAAATTATCACCAAATGTGGTGATAATTTCATCGTCCGCGATCACTACATAAGACCCAACATTTTAAACACTTGAGATTTAACGGCCGCCAATTCGCTTATTTTAGCTTGTGGTTCGCGCAATTCTTGTAGCATAGACTCGATAGTAGTTTGTCTTTCTTTAGTGATTACGCGAGGAGCGGTCAACACTTTTAACGCTGGCGCTTTCCGTCTTTCCACCAATGGTGACGCGAGTCGAATGGTGGTTTTTGATGGCGCGATATCTTTCAACACGCGATCGGCATCGCGAGCCGATATCGCGCCATCGTTCTCGGCTTGTTCAATCACATCGATTGCTACATCTCGTTTCGCTTCTTCTACGACAGCTCGTTCGGCTTCGGGCGTATAATTAGTAATGGAATCTATAGCGGCGTTGAGTTCGTCTTCATTTAATGACGAGTTGATAGAGTCGATAAGTTCGTTCGCAACAACCGGATCTGGGATATCCGCGCGAATCACGTCGTCTATTAATGGACCGGGTCCAGTTATCGCTTGATAAATCTCTTCCGCTAAGCCAAATTTCGTTTTAGTTTCCGTCCCGATAATGCCGAGTTTTTTGGCAAACTTGCGAATATTTGCTGCCGACGCTCGTTGTGCCAACGCGTTTGACGAAATAAATTCTCGTACTCCTGTCAGTTTTTCTATGGCATCCAACAGCGCTTCGTTGGTCAACTCTTCTTCACTACCGGACAAACTAACTTGTAATGAAACTGTTCTAACGTGATGAGCCGTCAATTCGAGACACAACTGCGCTTTTGTTTTCTTACCAACTACGATACCGCGATCGATCGCTTCCGCTACCAATTCCGGTCGCTTTTTTTTCATACAATCCTTATACGCTTTAGACTCTTCCGGAGCGACTTTCGGAGACGGAGTACGTGGTTTGGACTTTGGCTTCGGAGTATGTGGTTTGGGGGATGGAGTACGCGGTTTGGACTTTGGTTTGGGAGTACGTGGTTTGGGGGATGGAGTACGCGGTTTGGACTTTGGTTTGGGAGTACGTGGTTTGGGGGATGGAGTACGCGGTTTGCGACGTGGTGACTCTGCAATTTCTACGCATATCTGTTGTTTCGTTTTCCCACCGGTATCTATGTTCAAGTCTTCCGCTTCGTCTACAATATCTGGTCGAGATTTCTTTACGCACGCGGTCGTTGCCGTCAATTCGAGACACAATTGCGCTTTTGTTTTCTTACCAACGACGATACCGCGATCAATCGCTTCCGCTATCAATTCCGGTCGCTTTTTTTTCATACAATCCTTATACGCTTTAGACTCTTCCGGAGCGACTCTCGGAGACGGAGTACGCGGTTTGGGAGACGGAGTACGCGGTTTAGACTTTGGCTTTGAAGTACGCGGTTTGGGGGATGGCGTTCTTGACCGAGGTTCGTCAGGCTCCAATTCTCGCCCAATTTCTAAACACAACTGTTGTTTCGTTTTTCCTTCCGATTCAATTTCCAACGCTTCCGCCATATCTTTCACATCGGATAGTGGATTTTTCACGCATTCGTCTACGAACGACGAATACGATGGTGTTTCGGATAGACGGCTTTGTCGTTTCGATCGCTCAATCAAGCGATCGATCAATTCGCTCTTTTTCAGTGTAGAGTAACCTTTGAGACCCGCGTCTTTCGCCATTTCCTTTAGCTGTACCAGCGATCGTTTTGATAAACTTTCCTTGTCCATTTTTACGTCGTTTGATTTTTCTTGTTCAAATTTCAAAAATGTCTTAACCAAATGTGGTTAAGACATCAACTTCAAGTTTGCGTAATCTTCATCCCACATGTCTCGCTCAGATTTTGATTGCAATTCGTCGTAACGCTTCGTCGAAATATTGACCGCCTCGGTCAATTTATCCGCGTGTTCGATCGTTAACGATCTAACGGGTAACGTCATCGCCGCTTCTATATTCGTCACGTTATTTTCTCGACAAATCTTTTCGACATTTCGTTCGTGATCCGTCACTTTGATCGTGCCAGACTTTACCAGTTTAATAAAGTTTATTTTTGATGTGAGATTGTCGATATCTCGCTGTATCTTTTCGAGTTGTAATCGTTTTCGTTTACCATTCAACGCGAGTCGTTCTTGAGCCCACAGTTGGAATATTTCGTCAACCGTCACTTTTCTAATGCGCTTGTTTGAATCAAAAATCACGATATTGTTGACATTTAAACTCGTAGTCATGCGTTTGTCAAACGCTTTTTCATCAAATTTGTCGTTCACGCATAAAGTAAACGATGGCAGAGTCGGCGTAGATAAATCAATCACGTTGTCGATAGACTCGTCATTCTCGCACGTTAGTTTAAATTTGTCGTTCCACAATCCAATCGGTAGTTCCGATATCGTAATCTTTGTACCGGACCGCGCGTATGTTCCTTTTGTTTCATATTTGCCATCGCCTACATCGACGACTTTGCCCGTAAAGCCGTTAAACCACGGTATCATTGGTTTCATTTTTCTATCGTGAATCGCTTGTTGCGCGTTATATTTTACGTCATCCGGTGAGAAAGAGGGACACGCGCACATCCAACCCGATGCGATCCCAACGCATCCGTTCAACAACAAAACTGGAAGCGTTGGAACGTAATATTCGGGTTCAATCTCGTCTCCGTCTTGAATACGAGATTCGTACGCGTCAGATTCGGGAAACAGAGATTTAAACGCCGTGGTCATTTTCGTGTAAATGTATCGAGGACTAGCGGCATCTTCTCCGCCGCTCAATCTGGTGCCAAACATGCCTTCGGCTGCCAACAATGGCACGTTATTTGAACCGGGAAACGATTGAGCCATCTTGATGATCGTGCCAAACAAGTTGGTTTCTCCGTGATGATAATTTGTGTGCTCAGCGACGTACGCACCAAATTGCGCCACTTTTAAATCGGATACGAGTCGTCTCTTTTTAGCGGCGTACACTACTTTTCGTTGCGATTCCTTGAGACCATCGTAAACGAATGGTAGCGTACGAGCGCAATCGTCGTAAAAATATTTTACGAGTTGAACGTTCAAGTGCGTCGTTATCGAGTACGCGGATATTTCGTTTGGGTCATCATCGAGAGATGGTCTAGTTTGATTGGCGGCATATTTCGTCAACCAGTCTTTTCTATCGGTGGCGCGCTTCTTGTCAAAAGCTACTTCAAAAGTATCATCGGTGCTCGCATCGGAATAAAACTCTAGCACTTTTTTCCCGAAAATTTCGCGCACATCGGATGGTTTCGTTGTTCCTAATCCCTTGAAATATTTGACGTGAACATTTTTGTCGGGCGCCGGTAACGATCCTTCATCGTAATAAAATCGCGTTTCGCGTTTCGATATCGTTTTTAAGATGGGCGTCTTCATAGCGATCGCGAATCCTCTAGTCAGTAATTTTGGAAAAGCCGCGTGTAAAAAATTCAATACTAGACCTTCGATGTGAATACCATCGACATCCGCATCCGTCATGAGGCATAGTTTCCCGTACGCTAATTTATCGAGTTTGTCCGGATTGGAATAATCCAAACCTAGTATGTTGATCAAATTGGTAATGACCACGTTTTTGCATATTACCGCGTTTGAAGCGTTACGCACGTTGAGTAGTTTACCTCTCAACGGATAAATACCGAAATAATTGCGCCCTCGCTTACCGTACAAGCCAGTTTCTATCCCGGCAACCGCAAACGTTTTCGCAGAAAGACCTTCGCAAACGATCAATACGCACTCTTGCGCTTTCCTCGTGGAAGCGTAATTGGCTCGATCGTATCCTTCTATCGGCGCTTTCTTTTGCACAATCAGTTTCTTGGTTTTCGTTTCGTGATGCTCAATCAACGAAGACGACAACGTACGACCATCTCTCATTGTGAATTTGAGGATTTTTGCGACCGACGCGATCGATATCGGTGGAATTTTGACTTTGGGCGCCTCCAACGAGTTTTTCTCTTGAGATTCGTACTCGGGATTAACTACTCGTGAGACGATCAACAATCGAATTTTTTTCTTGATATCGCGTAAAGTGATCACGCCTTTATATTTAGAGACTATCGGGCCGCACACGGCAGCGATGGCGGCGTCGACGTGTTTTCCTCCGTTTTTTGTTCTCATCCCGTTGACGAACGATATCGCTTCGAATCCATCAGATACTGATGCGGATACCCACACTCGCGTATCGCTCGTTTCAAATTTATAAGATTCAACCGCTCCGCCATCAATCAAACTGAAATACGCGTTTAGCTTATTGGGGAGAACAACTCCGTTGTACGTGACCTTTAAACCGGTAGTCATTGCAGCGTCTAGAGCGTGTTTGGCGAAAACCGCCAAACAATCTGCCGGTATCTCGCATACGCCAAATTGATTAGTGTCCAATTCAAACGAGACTCGAGTGTACGATTTCTTTTGACATTTCGCAATTTTCGGAGGCGTGACGACTTTCATGTTGCTAGTCCACGTTTGTGAAAACGAGAGATGAGCCGAATCGTCGACCCCTTCAACCGTAAATCGTTTAGAAAATACGTTCGTCAGTTTTGCTCCCAATCCGTTTCTACCGGATACGTATCTTTGAGCCGTATCGTCGTAATTTGAACCGGACAACAAATGGCCAAATATCAAAGTGTGATTATAAATCTTTTCAGTTTCATCTATAGCGATCGCTATAGCTTCTCCGTCGTTGGTAATGACGCACGTGTTTGGTGGCGAAACGTTGATGATAATCTTTGTCATTTTTCCTTTAGACCGCTCGATATTGTCTACGGCATTTGACAATATTTCAACGAGACACCGAATAAGCGCGGGACATATCGATACCGATCGCATTGCTATCGCGTTATTCTCGTAAACGTAATCCATTATCGTTTTGAAACTTTTGGATCCGACGTACATGTCCGGTCTCGCCAAAATGTGCGAAATTGGATCGTGTTTAACGTATTTGACTGCCATGATTTATATTCGCTACGAATATCGTCGATATAAATCAAATATTTGATCCCGTGCGAAAACAACATCTCTCTGATCTTCTCTCCATTAGATTCCTCAGCGGTACAAAGAAACTTTAAGAACGAGACGAGCATACTTTGCGGAGAAGAAAAAGATCGTACAATGACGGAAACATACTTCCGAGTTGCCTTAAGCGTAATTATAGTGTAAGAAAATGACATCATTAGTAAACTGGTTCAACAAGTCTAGCGAATACGAGATTGACGGTAAGAAACTCGCAATCAAGATTATTGGTACATCGGAAAAGCCGTGGTTTAAGGCGGACGATGTGTGTAAGGCGTTGGGATACGATAGAACGGATAACGCTCTTCGTCACGTTAAATCGCAATACAAATCAAAGTTAAATGATATAATTAACGGATCCCCATTCGATGGGTCATTTAGACGCGATCGAGAGGGCCAACAGCCGTACATTACGAAACGAGGTTGCGAAATCTTGCTATCGAAATGCAAAAAGTTGCGCGATAAAAACTTTATCAAAACGTTCGCCGCGGATTGGGACTTGAACGTCAACATCGTTCAAGATACGAAAGAACAAGAATTTATCGGAGCGATCTGTAAAGCGTTTTCTCATCTTTCTATGGAACCTCAATTTCGAATCGGAGATTACCGTATCGACCTGTACTTCCCGTCGTTGAAAATCGCGGTAGAATGCGACGAACACGGCCATTCCGATCGAGACAAGTCGAAAGAAGTTGCGAGACAAGCTTACATAGAAAACCAGTTGGGGTGTAGATTTTTGCGATTCAACCCAGATGCTAAAGATTTCTGTATCTATGGCACGATAAACGAGTTGATGAGAATGGTATACGACGCTTAATTCTAACCACAACTGGTCAGAACGCCGCTCTCTATTCGAGAGAAATTACGCCGCAAGACGCGAATGTGGTCTCGCCTGAAACCGATCGCCAACGATCTTCGAGTGGTAATGAAGTATTAATGGAAACGATCGGTTTCTCAAACGGGTAGGACTTAGATTGATGCGGTCGAACCATCTTCGTAGTACACGATGCACGTTTGCGGTAGTTTCCACGGCAAAATGCTGTATGAGAGATGCGATTTCGCTATATCCATATACGACTCTTCCGTAGACGCGTCTTGAACATCGACAACTTTTGGAGTGGTTTTCTTCAAGTTTAAAATCGTTAGTTCGTTATTCAAAACTAACGATACGCGATATTCATCTGAGGAGATGCGAGTAACGTTTCCAGAGAGCCATTGTCGTGTTAAAACTACGAGTATCGTAGTGTAAATCGTCCATCTATCGGACATTTTTGAACATATCGCGTCAAAATACCGCAACCCGCGCAATATCTTCATGATTTTTGGCCCGTACACGAAAAACGCGATCGTACAATTAACGAAAGTTAACGCTAGATATATCATTTTCAAAATAATTGAAATTCCTTATGGAGGATTGATCAAAAATAAAAATGGCAGACTATCCGACTGTTACTCGTGTTGAGGAGCGCAGAGACAGATTACAACCGCGCGGTGTAGAGTTTGATGTTGTGGAGGTACACCTGTCTAACGGTTCGATCATCTATGCGGCAATAGAACGCATGCTCATATGCTGCGAAAATTTTGGTGTTGAAATTGATGAAAATATCGTCGCGGGAATGACGTTGACGAATGTAAAATATTCAGAAGTATGTCATCGTGATGATCGGAAGTATGACTCGAATATGGATATAACGGCGACGTTAACGCTCGACGGAAAAGATTACGAGATTCACATGTGGAATCGCCACAATGGTTGTTATCCTCACGACATTTTAATGAAATGGGACGAGTTTGTCCATCCGACGAGCGGGCTCAGTTGGCCAAAAGTCGATATCGATGATGCGCTTTAAATCTTACCAAATGTGGTAAGATTTATTTACTCGCTTTGTCCGCGATTCGTGATTCGATGTAATCATAGTCAAAAATCTCCCCGTTTTGTAGTATAAATACTATAGTGTCGGCTTCACTCTCTCTCCACCGCGTCGAACCCGTAGGATGTAACGAAACTATACGTCTCATATCGGCGGTTATATTTTCGGGATGATCAGTTTCGATGGCTATATCGCTTACTCGCACGCTCTGATTCAAGAGCGATTTCAACGTAGATTCGCACAATCCAGATTCGCATACGAGTATAATTACAACTCGGTTTGTTGGCAGCGGCATCAACGCATACTTTTCAATCAAGCTCGGCAAAGTCTGAATCGATAACGTTAATTTTCTGTCTACATTTGTCATGACGGCAACCATGTATAGTATCGTGGCGACTAATCCAATAATCAGTAAACCTTTCAACATTTTATATCGGTGGAAAATGCTCTGGTAAGTAAAAATGCATTTTGATACTTTAGTTTTGAGTGGAAACTCTACAAATGCTATAGCGACATTGGGCGCGCTTCAACGATTATACGAAATTGAGTACGTTTCAAAGGCGCACTTGGAAACGTACGTGGGCACGAGTTCGGGGTCGTTAATATCTACATTATTGGCGATCGATTATGATCCGATCGATATCTTGTCTATCATCTGCGTCAACAAATCGTACTCTAAAGTTTCGCGATTAAACTTGGCAAATCTCGGTTACAACGGGTTGATTGATTTTGAACCAATCGAAAGCGAAATGGAGCATTTCGTCACTTCAAAAATTGGATACGTGCCAACATTGGCGCAAGTCAAAGAACGATTCGGTAAAAAATTGGTATACGTCACTTACAATATGACGGATGGTGAAAAACAGTACATTTCGTGCGATACCCATCCAAATTTGCCCATCATTAAAGCGGCGAGAATGAGTTCGACATTTCCATTCGTGTTTAGCCCGTACGAATACGAAGGTAAATATTACGTTGACGGTGGTGTAGTGGACAATTTTGCGATGAACTATGCTCAGACGATTGGGACTAAATGTTTAGGAATGTTTAACGTTAATCCGACGCGTCCGTACACTCCCGAAACTAATCATTTCGCATTGATTATGCATTTATTTTGCGTGTTTATCACGTCATCGGCTGAAAATGCTACGATTAAACAAGACTCTCAATCGAAAATTATAAAACTGACTTATGAACCCAGTTTTTTTAATTTCAATTCGGGTAATGCCGAACTTTTAAGTCTATTTGATGTCGGATACGAAGAGTGTCGTGCCGCCACCATCGATCTCTCTGCCGATAAAACGACCGCGTGATCCATTACATTGTAATCATACCATATATGGTATGATTACTCTAAACCATCAATCGACTTTACGTTTTTCATCGTTGATAGCGCGCATAGATTCGACCAATTCGGCTTCGGTCACGTCGGATTCTTCTATCGAAATTTTGCAATATCTAAACGCGACTCCTCTGGCTCTCAAATCGTCTTTGATTCTGACGTACAGCGTTTTCGAGTTTGGTTGTAAATCGATATCGAGCAAGACGGTCGTTTCGTCGTACAGTTGTTCTTGTCGCCTGAGAGCGTTTCTAGCGTTAACTTCTTGAGCTCTTATCGTATAGTACGGATAGTCGTCGTCGTTTCTCTTGAGCAAGATGAAATGTTCTCGCGCTTCCACTCGATCGGGTTGAGGAGCGCGATCTTCGACGGCGACGTCTAGTTTGGTCTGTATCGAAACGACTCGCGTTTCGAGTCGATTATTCTGATCAACGATAGTTTCATTTCTCTCCAACAACTCGTCATTCTTATCGGCCATATCATCCAATTTGATATTCATCCTCTTTACAATTGCCAACAACTCGTCAATCTTGTCATCTTTCTGCTTAATAACGACACGATTATCGTCCAGTTTCTTTTTGTATTCGGCAACGTAAAAATCGACGATGATTCGATTGCACTTGTCGTAGAATTCTACGGAAACCCATGACGCGATATCTAGAATGAGTTCCTTGCGCACGTACTGTCCGGTCGTTTTCGCTACTAGTGCGTCCTTGTTGTCTCCTTTAACTTCGTAAAAGTCAGAGCCGAGGTCTGAAATCGGACCTCGGCTATAATATTCAAGTAGTTTCTTTGATTTATCCATATATGTCCACTTTTTGAATTGTTTACCGCCATCTTTGCACAATTTCGTAGCGTTGAAGCAACCAGTTGACTTGTCGACCACCAACTTGAACTCTCCAAACATTCCATAGTAGAACGTGTCTCTGATTCGCTCGAAACATACGTCATTAAGTGAAGTCATTTTATTCTTTCACTCAAGTCAGAGCTGTAAAATCATTTTTCCGCGGCGCCCGAGAGCATTGGTTAATTTAACGTTTGCGGGTTTACCCTGTGATAATTTGGGTAGCGATACCCTCATAAAGTTTTGACAACAAAATAACTCGTCATTCGTGGCAATACCGACAACCTCTTCGGGCGCTCATTTTTAGTGTGAGATGAAAAATGCGGAGTTTGACTCGGAACTTGGTCTGGTAGAAATGGCGCATCTATCGAGATCGAGATCGAGATCTCGAACGGGATGGCGATTGTCTGAGCTGTTGTCTAATTTTGGTAGGCAAGTTCTCGTGCAAACGTTTATACGGTAAAGACGCGGAAATTTTAGCGGCGTGTTGATACAGCGACGATGGGTTGAGAATAAATTGCGCGTATTCTATTATCGGCAATATATATCTATCGTATGCGGCCATTTCGCCATAGGATCGTTTGGGAACGGATAAAATAATAGCCGTAACCGAACCGCGTCTAGTTGTTTTTGCCATTTCGATGGTTACGGACCTCGATTTAATATTGTTGATCGTTTCGACTAGAGTGTCCAAATTTGCGTATCTACCCGTGATTTCAAACTCATCCGATACGGACCTATCGGATACTGTTTTTGAAAATTTTCATAGTAGAAAGCATTGGTTATTGCGCCTATGTATTCTTGTTCTTTTGTTTGACAAACTAATTTAAGGTCCAAATCAAACGCGGTTACCATCGCTTTCACCGTCTTTCTATCGCATACTCTACATTTTCTTACAAGAATTTCGAGTCCTTGTTTTGAGATATACACGGCTTTCCCAGCATTATAGTCATCCACCATCTCAAACTCTTTCAGCTCTCTCTTGTGCTTTGATTTAATATGTACTTGTAACGCTTTTTTAATATCAACGTATCCCAATATCGCGCAAACGTCTTTCCCGCAAAAGTATGGCTCGTCCGTCGTTCCTTGAAGTTTGACGAAATGTTCCTTTCCATCCAAGACGATCTTCATCACGTGTCTGTTTTCGTACAAGTTGATCAAACTGTCCATCTTTTACATAAGATTGCTTATACTTATGCATCACTCTGCATTCTCCCACCGCTTCGTAATATCCGGGTTCCGTGATGTACGGCGCTTTGCACACATTATCGGCCTTGAACCACGGCTTTTCTGACGTGCCGACTATTTGATGGAAAGTTTCTTGCCATTAATCTCGTACTCGCTAGACTTGTTGAACCATTGAACTAATGATGTCATTTTCTATTGGAATCGTAACGCTTATATAATTACCCAAATCGGAAAAAAATGACGATAAATACTACGATGATATCTTGTCAACTGCTAGTGTTTTGGTACGTGATAAAAATCGACGGTATAGGGCTTTACAGTCGCTCCGCACGGATGACTATACGAGCATTTCCTATTTTTACACGCGCGTCCTTTTCGACATTCCGGTTTGTTTGGCCGATTTTTTGGCATAAACGGTCCTTCTTTTTCTACGATCAAATGTCTAAATCGCGCTCCTTTATCGTACGCTTCTCCGAAATTTGCCATATCTATATCGTACTTGATACCTTTTAATAAATTGGTATTTTTGACCGTTAGCGCAACTTTTTGAGGAGAGCCGCACGTTCGTTTCAGTTTTGAATAAGTTGGTCCAGTTCGTTTGATGGTCCTACCAGTGTACGGATTGACGCGCGGAGCGTCAAACCATCGATCGCACGGTCCGCATGTGTCACTCAATTTATTGTACGTTGGACCATACGGCTTGATTCGTCGTCCGGTATACGGATTCACGATCGGATTTTGTAACCACATTTCACACGGCGTTTGCATTTTTATACCTTCAAAATTAACGCGCGATCCTATTGAAACGGACGCAGCTGGCTACCGCATTCTTTTCGCAATTTTTGATACGTTGGTCCGCTTCGTTTAATTTTTCTACGGGTGTACGGATTGACTAACGGATCGAGAAACCATCTCTCGCATTCCGGAGAAATGTATTGCGGCGATTTTGACCGACGTAGTTCCTCCGTAGAACATTGATAAATATTACATTTCTTTACCCATTTTTTGTAAGTTGGCCCGTCTGCCGTAATTTTTCTACCCGTATCGGGATTAACGAGCGGATTACGCATCCAGGCTAGACACTCTCGAGACATTTTTCCGTTGCTCATTTTTAACACGAAGCAATTTTACGCGATATAAAAATGACGTCGAAAGAAATGTGTAAACTTTGGTTTGCGAATCCGGATATTAACCCTATAACCGGTAGAAAAATAGCGATAGGAAAACCGATATATAATCAGTTGGAAAAAGATTGCGCGAAATATCGCGGCAAAACTCCCTCGCCAATTAGAGTCAAATCACCCAAGTCTCCCGTTAGACCAAAATCTCCCGTTAGACCAAAATCTCCCGTTAGACCAAAATCTCCCGTTAGACACAAGTCTCCGGTTAGACACAAGTCTCCCGTTAGACCAAAATCTCCCGTACACAAGTCTCCGGTTAGACCCAAGTCTCCGGTCAAACCTCCGGTAACGCGCATGTTCAAACCGGCGGTTAGACAAGTGCCAAAACGATCATCTCCTGTGAGACCCAAGTCTCCACCTTTATCGCATACGATCGATGTCACATTATTATTAATCGGTATTCCGGGTTCGGAGAAAGAAAAATACGGTAGATTCACGATATATTTTGACGAGTCGAGCAAAGTGGAAAAATACTCTCCTCAAACGCACGTTAGATTTCTATCTTTTTTTAAAATACAGTCGTCTAATTTATCCAGGATGAGAGACTATATTTTGTACAAAATAGAATTGATGTTGGGAGCGCAATTTGATGGAAATGTGCGACCGTTTCCGGTCGCAACTATTACGGCGATTATCCCAGAACTTCAGACTTTGAGTAATGTTTCAATAACACCCGCTACTTTACGGAAAAACATGACGCTCGTGTCTAAAGATATTGTCGCTATGATCAACTATTTTGATTTATGAGCGAGTAGAGTCGCATGGCGCGATAAAAAATGATTTTACATCTTTGGATCGAGTGAAAAGAAAATGGCTTCACTCAACGACGTATGTTTCGAGCGAATCAGAGATACGTTCTACTACGGAATGTTTGGAGAGTTCAAACTCGTAGTAGACAAGAAAACGGGCTGCTTCAACGCGACCAAATTGTGCGCTGATGGAGGTAAGCAATTCAAAAATTGGTCGCGTCTTGAAAAGTCGAAACGGCTCATTGAATATTATGAAAGCCGCGGCTCTGATTTCGATAGCTCACATATGAGCGGTCAAACTTATGAAGTCAAAGGTGGCGATAAGAATGATGCAATTGCAAAAACAACTGGACAGTACGTTCGTAAGGAACTCATTCTCGACATTGCGTCCTGGGTTTCCGTAGAATTCTACGACAAGTGTAATCGAGTCATCGTCGACTTTTACGTCGCGGAATATAAACGACAACAGGAGCAACTAATAAAGCAGAAAGATGGCGTGATAAAGCAAAAAGACGACAAGATTGACGAGTTGTTGGCAATTGTGAAGAGAATGGAAGAGTCGAATAAACGGCTAGGCATCAAATTGGATGATATGGCCGATAAGAACGACGAGTTGTTGGAGAGAAATGAAACTATCGTTGATCAGAATAATCGACTCGAAACTCGAGTCGTCTCGATACAGACCAAGTTAGATATCGCCGTCGAAGATCGCGCTCCTCAACCGGATCGAGTGGAAGCGCGAGAACATTTCATCTTGCTCAAGAGAAACGACGACGACTATCCGTACTATACGATAAGAGCTCAAGAAGTTAACGCTAGAAACGCTCTCAGACGACAAGAACAACTGTACGACGAAACGACCGTCTTGCTCGATATACACTTGCAGCCCAATTCTAAAACGCTGTACGTCAGAATCAAAGACGATTTGAGAGCCAGAGGAGTCGCGTTTAGATACTGCAAAATTTCGATAGAAGAATCCGACGTGACCGAAGCCGAATTGATAGAAGCGATGCGCGCGATCAACGATGAAAAACGTAGAGTCGAGTGAGTTGTTACCACATGTGGTAACAACTCGCGTCCAAGCCAATCGATAGGTGATTAATTATTGACGCGGAGTTTTATCATGCTAACAAATCATGCTAACAAATCATGCTGATAAAACTGCAATATTAAAATGATCCAAGTATAAAAATGGATCAAAAAACACATTGTGACGCGTTAAAAAGCTTTCGAGGTAAAACTGTGAGCGGTTGTATATCCCTTATGATTCCTGCCTCGAGGCGGTGCGTTTAGCGCACCAGTAAGCAACTTTATTTCAAGGGAATTAACCCAGGCTGTCAACGTTAAGGATAAGATCAACCGTTTATCCATCGTTCGATTGTTAAAAATTTTACAATCAAGGTTTAAAAACGAGTCAATTCCCTCAAACGGTCTTACCTGTTTTGTTGGAATTGACCACAACGACCAGGAACTTGTTGAAATATTTGAACCAAGGGTTATGGTTACCCGGTTTATCTACAACTGTGGGTCTAAATTTGACGATTGCGTCATTGAGGACGCCTTTAGGGAACCTCTGCTTGAAAAGTTTTTAATTCTCGTCACCGGAAATGATACTAAAATGTACTCCTATCTAACAACGTTTAACCTAATTTCCACCGTCAACGGGTTGTTGATTAAGCGCCAGAAAAAGGGCGGACAGTCATCCGTAAGGTTTTCAAGACTGGCCGAGGAGTCTCGTCACGTGTACGCCGAAAGGGTTGTCGACAAGATTAACGCGATCTGCAGCAGCGCATTAATTTTTGGCGCTCAGGAGATGAAACAACAAATCCTGACATCACCACGTCTGTTTGCGACATTACGTACCTCCAACGAGTTTTCGGTAATTACTGATAACTTTGTGAATGACAACAAAAAGAGGTTGATAGAATTGTTGTCGCTGGAGGAAAACACCAACGATACTAAAATAGCTACCGTTGTTGAACTCGTTCAAAGGGAACCAGACCTGTTGTTGTTTGGGAATGAAATTTTTGAAAACTTGAATTTGTGTGAATATGTTGTTACCGTAACCCAAACGGAAAACCCTAAACATATATACGTGCCTCATGACTCGAAGTATTACAAAGAACTGCACAAATTTGGGGCGATAGGTAAAAAATATTACAAATGGTAAAACATAAAAGGAGCGATGAGAAGTGTCCGATCAATTCTATCCAAATGTGAATAGAATTGCTAATCAATCTCGTCGTACCCATCATCGGGAGGTGACGCGTTTGCGTAAATGTCATCGCATTCCGGATTCTCCGCTTCAAATTTCGCCCGATGGCGAATCAACGCTTCGCGTCTTTTCTTTGCTAGAGTATCTTGTCTAGCATCTTGTCGTTCGTCCTCCAATTTTTGCAATTGCGCTCTAATTTGATCGCATATGACATCCTTGACTTCGTTTTCAATGCGAAGACGCTTGATGATTTCATCACGGCTATTTTGCCTAGTCATTTGTCGGTGCAGATCCGAGCGTGCCTGGTTAAAAAGTGTCGTTTTTACGCTATTTTCGATGCGGAGTTGATTAATCAACTCTGTTTGTTCGGCGATGGTCGCCAATTGGTCACGCGCAATTTTTGCGTTTGATTGACCCATTTTCTTGTCATGAATCGTTCTTTATTAGGTTACTGGAAATTCAACTTTCCCCGCGCCTTCTTCTTTTCAATTTTTGGGTAAACTTTACTCGCGCTGGTTTTCAGACATTTGGTAAACTTTTCCAGCGCGGTAATCAATTCTGGAACGGAATAGCTAGATCTCTCACAGGCCCACAACGCGACGCGTTGTTTTTGATCGGGTGAGAGTAAAGTCAAAAATTTGACCGCGGAAGACGACGCGTCCTGCTCGTACATTTTTTTTAATCCAACTCTTTCGTGTTCGTTGAAAATCCCAAATTGAGATTCGTCGAATGCTACCAAGTCCACCACCATTTTGTGGAATAGAACCATGATATCGTCCATTTTTGTACCAACAAAAAAAGATTTGATAACAAATGGCGTACGCGTTCAAATCTCCCAACGTGCGGGAAAATCGTGTCGACGACGTTTATTCGGGGTCCGCGTATCGTACGGGTTTTATAGTTCCCACGAAATTGGCGTCGCAGTATTGTTCAAACCCCGAATGCGGATCTCCCACATATTCAATGTGTAAATTTCCGAGTACGCCGATATCGATGCGGTGCGCCGCGATCGGTACCGGAGGTAGTTTGCCCTATTCATCGGATCCGTGCATGCGATACATTTCACCGATATGAAAAAAATGAAAAAATCGCCGACGCGATAAACGGATGATGATTAATCATGTATTGTTCAGCGTGCGAACGTGATCATCCGCCGTCTCAATTTAGCGCTCGGCAGAAGCGAAAGCCGGCAAACGTCCGAAAATGTCGTGGCTCAAAATGTTGCGCAGACTGCGTTGGTGGATGCAAGGCGGTTGCCACGATCGATTTCGATGTGTACCTAGAAACAACGGGTACTCCGGAATGGGCTGAAATTAGCAGAGACATGTTGAACATGTGGAACGGATTGGATACATTAGACGAAAAACAGAGAGCGATCGAGTGTCGCGCCAAGATGAAAACGTACTACATCTCGTTACGGGTTCGAGATCGAATGTATCAATAACTTTACCATATATGGTAAAGTTATTCCATCTCATCGCTGGGACCGGTGTACATTGTCCAAAATTTGGGAGTATACCGTTTCAATTCGTCTCTGAACGTTTCGAAAAAATTGTCGTCTTTCAAATCGTCTATATAGCTCGCCAAATCGGTGTGCGCATTTCGTAACGCGTATTCGTATTTCGCTTTTAATTTCGGATTCGTAGCGTAATTGGCTTTTTGCTGCCATTTCGTCGCTTCCGCGTATAAAGGCTTGAGATCCGTAATGATCGCGTCAAACTCGCGCTGTTTAGGATCCTTTTCCTTTTTTTTCTTTACGGGTTTACGCTCGCTCAAGCTCGCCGCGAGTTGATCGATACGAGTTTTTAACGGCGCGGATTTGAGCTCGAATAACGCGTCGAGTAAAAACCGTTTAAACGCCTTATCTTCGAGATGTAATTCCAACATTGCGAGTTCGTTCACATAGCTCAACTTTTCGGTCGATCCCGAAATTAACTCGCTGCACGGTTTTTTAAAGTCGGAATCGATCCTTTTCAACAGTTCGCGTTGAAAAGGCGAGCACACGTCCTTGCATCGAAACCAGTACTCGTCCGCGACGAGTATCCAAAGAATCGGTTTATCTTTATACATTAAACTTCCAGAAATTGACATGCTTTTTTATTGAGTGAACGAATAAACTATTAAATCATATTTCGCGAAATATGATAATCGATCGGTGAAAAGACTGACGATTTAAATGGTACTAATTTGCTGCATCGACGGTAATATAGGAGCCGGTAAATCGACCGTGTTGGCTGAATTGAACCGGCGAGGATATCGCGTATTCAAAGAGGAATTGACTAGTTGGGGTTGGTGTTTGTCCAATTATTATCAAGATCCGAAAAGATGGGCGTTTACGCTACAAATGGCAATCTTACGATCTATGGCGAATCAATATAGCGCTATAAACGAGGACGACGCCAAAGTCGTTTTTGTCGAACGCAGTCCCGAATCTGGCATGATTTTTACTCGCAACAGTTGGCGGCATGGAAATATGACCACGGATGAAATGAATATAGTCGGCGATTTTTACAAGCTGTTTGGCTGGACTCCGCATATTACCATCAAATTGCACACTCCCGTCGAACTGTGTCTCGCACGCGTGATGGATAGAAACCGAGCTTGCGAAAAATCAATCACGATAAACTATTTACGTGATTTAGATCGCGAATACGAGACGTTAAACGCTATACGGATCGATGGCACCGTTTCCGCGGTGGAGATTGCGGACACGATAACCGACATTGTATCGTAATATTACCAAATGTGGTAATATTATACGACTACGCGTATTACTATACACGATATACACGATAATACTATGATAATCACTGTCGAGTAGATATAATTGGGGTTCGCGGAAAGTCTGTCGCGGACGCCGTCAAGCGTTTTTCTAAAACCGTAACGTTGAGGTAACGTTTCCAATTGAATCGATCGAGGTAAAACGATGATTTGATTTTTATATAAACTGTGGCGTTTATTTGTGGCCGCATATTTGAAATATCCGCCTTCTCCCCATGTCGGTCCCCAACTGTTTCTACACCACCAGAAAAATTCGTTATCGTGTACACCCCATCCCACAACGCTGACCGAGTGAGAACCTATCGATTCCGATTCAGACTCGTGGTAAACGTCAAATTTCGTACTAAAATTATTATCTATGTTGATTGATATAGGAATAGGTCCATTTGAGAGTATCGACGATTTAATGTCGACGTAATCGGTGGTATTCGTAATGTACTCGAATTTTACACCGAACGTTTCGTACCGTCCGGCGTAATCGCAACCGTGCATTGGTACTCCGTCGCATCTAAAAGTAGTCTTGGATACGCAAATATCGCTAGCTATACCCTTACCGTACTCGTGGCCGTATTCGTTTAATCTCCAAATGACTCTATTTCGATCACAGCCTTCATTACCGCAATGTCCTAGTTGAACCATCAACTCGTATAGATATATTGGAGAAATGTTTGGTCTCGCTGCGACGAGACCGCTTACGACGTAAGCGTCCGATAGAGCATTCGCGATTGCGAATGCCCAACAGTTGCCGCATGTCAACTGATTATCGACCGGGGCGATTAGGCGTTTTTTCGCGATTGTGGCGTCGTCGTCTTCGTTCGTTACGATATGCCACGAAAAATTGGGAGGGATATCCCCGCAAAGCGTAATGTTGACCGCTCCGCATACGACGATACAACTCGCGAATACGTAGAGATACATGATGCAAGAATGACGTTTACGCGAACAATCCCATTTCAATTTTCTCTGCCAACCTCTTTTAGTGGCAGCGTTTCTCTGCCAACCTCTTTTTTAGGTGGTGTAGAAACGACACCACCTCTTTTTTAGGTGGTGTAGAAACGACACCACCTCTTTTTTAGGTGGCGCAATTTCTCTGCCAACCTCTTTTTGGTTGGCGCAAATTTTTCACACGAGTAAAAATGTGGCTACTTTATAGTTTAATACTAGTATCGTGTCACGCCGGACCTACGACGCTTTTACCAAACATTGAGCGCGAAATGATGTACGATGTACCGAATTGGAAAGACCCGAATCTCATCACTTTGGGTCCCAGTAATCCGTTTGATACGTATCAAGTCAGATACAAAAGTCCCGGACTTTTACAGAGATTTAACGAGATTGAAGCTCATATTCCAACAATCATGTCAAACGTTCATAGATTATCGACTACCGTTACTCAGTCTCAATCGACGAATGCGTACAGAGTACAATCCGTACAAGGCGATAATGTCTTCAACACTATATTTTATCCGTCTGGAACATTAGAGGTGGTAGCGGCATTTCGCGCTCCAGAGTCATCATTTCACATGACGGATGTGATCCGGCATCAATGGCGACGAGTCGTTCGTAGACCCAACCAATCGTCGAGATGGGGTCCAACGGATGATTGGGCTCCATCGTTGATTGTTTATAGTCAAATTGAAAACGCCAACGCGTTACGCGTCATGAGACGCACAGAAGTTACCGTTCGCGCCGCGTCCGAGCTGGCGTACGAGGCCGAATTGGATGATATTGCCTCTAGAGACGCGTTGAAACGCGCAGACGCGTATTTTACCGATCAAGAAGCGCAGCGGCGATTATTTATCGCCTCGCGAGGAGCGGCGGATCGATTAGCGGCAGCTCAAAACGGCCTGGTCGCCGCGAAAGCCGCTCAATTGGATCAAATACTCGTAGAGACGGATAACGGTCGATCTACGTGGCGTATCGCTCGAGATTTTGGTCTCGGTATAACCAACGTTAGAATCGTGCGCGATACGACTTTGGAATTTACAACGGCGCCACTCGCTACGCCAAGCGGATTACCCGAACGACCAACCAATGCGCTTCAAGAATTGGAGGCGTTGGATACTATTGGCACCGATGTAAAGTTTCACTCTGAATTTAAGCGCATGATTAGAAATAATCCGCTTAATGATAGTTTTATATCGGCCGTGATTCTGGCCTGGTTTTCCGAGAAAGTCTACGAATTGGAAGACGACGTACTAAAGATTGAGCGCGCGATAAACGCGCGTTTATCGACGCATTCGGCGTCGGCGGGATTGAGCGATTTACTCGCGAATGCAAACTTGATATTAGAATTGATATCGACCATACGTTCGCGAGTGCGGGATCGAGAAGATAACGGTACGTTGAGCGTAACGCGCAGAATTCAAAGCGTTAGAAATGTAATCAACGGTTTAACATCTCGTATCGGGCGATATCAAATGTGGTAGCGCGAGACCGACTGCGCGATGGTTTCCATCCGTGCTCAACCCCGTATAATAACCGCATTTGCGCTTTTGCGGCGGCAAGCGTGGTTCCATAGCTATGAACTCGACCCGTAATCGCATTAATAACGGAATACTCGCGTGCACCTACGCGGACTATTGTATATGGCATTTTAGACTCAAAATATTTTCATTGTTTGTTTCGCACCAATCGATGAACCAACCATCCACATGGGTACCACAGTTTGTCGGCATGACTTGCCAATCTCGTTAAACATCTAACTTGTCAATCTTGAAGCCACTCGAGTCGACGTATTCTTGTACGCTCAACCTTACCAACGCTCTCGCGATCGTTTGAGCCAACCCTGAAATTGATCCATTCTATGGACAACAATCGTACAATCTTTGGCTCGCCTGACGCGTTTCGGTGTTTCCATAAGTAGATAGAATCTAGAATAAATGAGCGAGTTGATTTCGATAAACGACGTGTTTAATCGCATGTTCGATGAACGAGGCGTGAGAATAGTGTTAGTTGAATCGAAAGATGATGTTGAAAACGTCCCGTGGTTTTGCGGCAGAGACGTGTGCGAAATTTTGGGTTATGTTGATTATAGAAACGCTTTACACAATCACATCGAAGACGACTGTAAGCAATCACTAGGTAATATTTTAGGCGTGGTCGTAAATGGAAAACAAAAATATACTCATAACGAACGACAAATGGCTTACATTAACAAACGCGGATTAGAAACGTTAATATCGAAAAATAAAACTGCATGTACCAAATCGGTTGTGAAACGGTTAATCGACGAGTTTCAGTTAAACGTCAAGTTGGTCCATCGAACGAAAGAACAGGAATTTATAGGCGCGATTATAAGCGTGTTTGGACACGAACTATTTGAGCGACAATACACTATCGGGAGTTATCGTATCGACTTATACTTTCCAGATCTTAAAATTGCTGTAGAATGTGACGAATTAGGTCATCGTGATAGAGATAAAACGAAAGAACACGCGCGGCAATCTTACATCGAGAAACAGCTCAATTGTAAGTTTTTCCGGTTCAACCCAGATACAAAAGATTTCGATATATTCAAAACTATAGGAGCGTTAACGCGCCTAATTTATTGCAAAACCAACGCCTAATTTAACTCACAACGAACGACAAATGACTTACATCACTGAAGAAGGCTTGATGAGCTTACTGTTTGCGTGTAAGTTACCTATCGGTAAACGCTTTCGAAAATGGGTGTTGAAAGAAGTGCTTCCGTCTATTCGCAAAACCGGCAAATACGAACTTCAAAATGCGTTAACGGCGAGCAAAGCGCAACTCGCGTTGAAAGAGAAATCTGAGAGAGAAATATTGTTACAATTGGAAACAGCGCAAAAGGCCAAAGAAACTGCAGAAAAAGAACGCGAAAAGGCGTGCGCCAAACTCAGATCGGAAACGTCGAACTGGCTTTATTTATCAACTCGAGTCGAGACCGGATAGTTTACGACACGACGACGAAATCGCCGACGCTATCGTCGGCGATACAACTCGAGACGATCATCTACTCGAGAGCCGGAGACGATCCTCACGACGTCACGGCGCTGTTGGCGCCCGAATTGATCGAGACGATAAAGACGGCGATAGATTCTTACGCGCCAGACAACAATACGATAAAGCGTAAAGAATTTGAGCAACGATTGTTGGAATTGGATCCCGACTTGCGACTAGAAGGAAAACGAAAAACCGTGGTACGACACATCGGAAGCTTGACGAATCCGATGTGGCGATACAAGTATTGAAACTCAATCCAAATGTGGATTGAGTTTAGGCGCAGGATTTCCAATCATGCGGGTGTTCATCGTGTCATTGCCAGGGCCACGTTTCATCACTCAAACGCTTTTTCATTCTCGACCGTAATGCAGTAAATCGTATCTAACGGTATAATCGCTAGCGTTTTGGGAACCGCTAAATATCACTCCAATTTTATTATTTGGCGTGCGATATTTATTGATCACGTAATCGTAATAACCTTCATCCGATCTAGGTTCACCCGTTAAACTGAATGAGTTGAATTTACCCGTAAATTTAGTCTTTCCAATAGCGACGGTGTAACCATCATAATTCAATTCACCTATATCAATTTCAGACTCGATTTTATATCCTTCGTCTTGAAATGACCCGGACCAATCGTATATCGGACCTTTAACGTCCGATATAAATTGTCCTCTAGAGTCGACAATGTCTAGCACGTTGTCGTGTAATATACGCGCTTTATAAGATCCGGCTGGTAATGTCCACAACTTTCGCGGGTTGATACACGACCCCTTTCGCATCGTCGGATCGTCGGCGTACAATTCTGATCCGACGAGTTGGCAGATTGTCATACTCGTAGCCGTCCGTAAAATAAATGGCACCACATTTAGCGATGGAGATTTTGAGGATTGATAAGATATGGTTGAAGACGATGAGCGTGTAGGAGACTTGCGTGTAGGAGACTTGCACTTGACCGCATATTTTTTATACGTTGGACCGTCCAATTTGATCGCGCGACCAGTCATGGGATTTATCAATGGACTGTCGAACCATTTGTCGCAATCGGTTCGACTCGGGGACCTAGACCGTTTCGGAGCCCTCGTGGGAGACTTTGACCGTGACGCGGGTCCGCACATTTTCACCAATTTATTGTACGTCGGACCGTTTAATTTGATTGACCTACCCGTTACGGGATTCACCAGTTGATTATTTAACCATTTCTCACAATCTGTCGCCATTTTGTAATGAAAAAATTTCAGTTACCAAATGTGGTAACGGAAATTATTGTCTGTTTGGATGAACGAACGTACATTTTTTGTTGAAGCACGCGTCTCCTTTGCGGCAAAGTGGCTTGTTTGGTCTCGGTCTTTCCATCTTTGGAGCGCCTCGTGGAAATCGTTCGAATGCGTTCGTGAACAACACGTTGTGAATAATGTTTCCATTTCGGTCTGCGCGCTGATTGATTTCGTCCAAATCCATCTCCTCAGCCCAAGTTGACTTGGTACCAGCCATTGTACACGAGTTTGCGTAACGTCCTTCATTATCTAGAATCTGTACATTTTTTTTCTAGGTCTATAGGGCGTACAATTATCGTTTATTCGCGAGTACGATGAATAACGCGATGGCCACGACGACGATTA